GTTACCTCGCAAGAGAAAGTTTGTAGGGATTTTCGGCGAATGCGGCAAAGATGTATGTTGCAGAATTTGTGTTTTGTCCAGTACTACGCAACTTAAATCCGTTAGACGTAATGTCAAGTTGAAAACCTGTTCCTTCAGCAGAAGAGCCATTAGGAAATAGGGTCGCAGTGCTTAAGTTTGTTAAATCTCGTGCTGTATCGACAATTGTCCAATCACTAACCGCTGATGAACTTTTTGCCATCACAAACCGTGGCCTAAACCCGCAGTACACAAAAGGCCCATCTGTACTTCCATTGCCTGTGTAGCTACCAAATGCTGAATATCCAGCTACTGCGGAAAAACAGTAGGCGACATAGGTTCCTGTATTAACATTTACTGAAGTTCCTGTGCCAATTGAAAAGACAGATGATGTAGGCGAAGTGTTATTCCAAAAAGCTATATCAACAGAATATGCGTTTGTTGCATCAAGATACACGCCACCACCGTTTCCAAGTGATGCGTGATATACAGCCCATGACCTAGCAGCATTTCTTTGTTTAACAATTATCATCTTAGGTGCAACACCCAAGCCATGACCAACAGTAGCATTTGCACCTGTACCTGTATACGTCACCACGCTAAAGCCTTGCGTAGCGCCCACGCTTACAGTTGATGTGATAGAGCCAGATGTGTTGGATGATGTAGAGCCTTTACCAGCTTGCCATTGCCAGCCGACTAAGGTTTCGCTTGCTTGGTTTGTGGCAGAGGATGTTCCAGTAACGGTAAACCCGTTTGAGTTTATTGAACTGAATATCGTAGTTGCACTGCTTTCTGCCGCTGTCTGATTGCTTGACAGTAAAACTGATGCACCACGAACTGAATCAATCAATACATTGTCTGATATTGCACTTCTACCTTTTATCCAAACTAAATCAGGTTGAAAAGTAATAGCCGCAGGATTGTTACCGCTGTTGACAATAGATTGTGTTGAACCTGTACCAGTGTATGTACTTGCCGCCATGTAATTAGCGCCATTGCTAATAGTTGGCGATGGAAGGTTCTGCGTGTTCAGTGCAACAAAGCCTGTTGGTGGGGTGTAGGTGAATGGACGTTGTCCAAAGTTGAATGCCAAGTTCGCATTCAAAATTACAGAGCAATACGGCAGAATATTTGCTGTCACCGATAGACTTATAGCGCCTTGAGATGTTCCGTTCTTGTAAAACGTGACCGTGCCGCCATCCAAATCATAGGCTACACCAATAACATCATTGGTTGTGTAAGTTGCCCCATAAGAAGTTCCAGTTCCAGCAATTTCTTTCTGACCATTTGATAAATAAGCAACTTCAGAAGTCAAAACTGTATTTTGCAAACGTTCATCACCAACACCAATGCCTGGCGTATTTGTCCCAACAGCAACAACAGTTACCTCGTAATACCATTTGCCAGATGAATTTGATACTGTGCCAAAACCAAATGTGCTTGAAGCATTAGTCGTAGTAATGCTTAGATTGCCATTTGAAAAAACAGAGTTTGGAACACCCCATCGTTGAATGTTGGGATTCAACGTGCAATAATTTCCACGACCATTACCACCATCAGCAAACAGAGTAGGCACATCCAGCATGGAGTCATACGTCACACCAGCAGTCACGCTGATGTTGTTGGGTGTCCAGTTATTACCGTTGCCAGAGTAGTCCTTGCCAATGGTAGTAGCTGTGTTGTTGCTGTTGTCTGAAAAGTTCAGGTAGAAACCGTTAGTGCCGTATGTACCTGTGTATTTCAGAGGTTGCCATACGCCTGTGACAGTGTTTGTTTGACCAAACGATGATGGTGTTAATTGCTGTCCATCAACAAAATTGATTTCGGTCAGGTAACCATCAAAGTAATTTCCTGACCCATTTAAATAAAGTCCAATGCCATGAGCTATTGCTGTGTTTATGGTGCTAGTGGTAGTTGTTGAACGGTTATCTGTTGAAAACGATGTTACTTCTACTCCATTTACATACAACCTAACTTTATTTGAACCTGCCCCACCACTAAAAGCCAAAACAATGTGATACCACGCAGATGAATCACGAAATACTTGAGTAGTTGCAAAAACTGTGTTTGTATTAACTATCCAAATTAATGCGTTTGATGATGTATCAAAATAAAGTTGCGTATTTTGACCAGTAGGAGAAAGTCCAATATTTTGATAACCCGTCAATGCTCCCCGTTTTAACCAAACACTATAAGTCCAAATGTTTTGTGATGTTGGTGTTGTCAGCGTTCTATTGAAATAAGCAGTAGCACTTGAACGCAGACGCACACTGCGGCTGATTTGATAGCCGCTAGGTTTGGAGAAGAATAAGTCTTTGGATGCAAACATTATTGGAACGCCTGTGCAAATGTGCCGTACCAGTTTGTGCCATCAGCAAAGAACGTCAGGATGTCCCATCTGCTTGCTGTAGTAGTCAGTGTAGGTGCAGCATTGTTAGGCCATTTAACGCTTGTAAACGTGCCTGTAAAGCCACCTGCACCAGTACTCACAATCAAAATGAATGACCTACCAGCAGTGGCTGTAGGCATGGTAAACGTACAGTTACCAGTCATAGTGACCGTCTGAACAGTTCCGTTGGTCAAAGATAATGTTTGTGATGTGCTTGAGTTACCAATAGCAACTACAGACTCTGTGTAAAGAGTAACAGTGGTGTTAGATACAGTGGTATTTCCCAGTGTTGTTGTAGTGTTACCAAGTCCAACAGTGGTATTACCTATAGTCACAAAACCATTACGTGCAGTGACGTTGCCTGTAACAGACACGTTACCACCAACAGTTCCGTTACCAATAACTACCAAGTTACTGATATTTGCTGTACCGCTGACATTAGCTGTAGCAACAGACACGTTAGAAATAGTTCCGTTACCGCTTGCAATAGTGACATTACCAAGAATCAGTCCATCTAATGTTGTGACTGTGCTACCCAAATTGATGGTAGTTGTGCCTATAACTACGTTGCTGTTAGCAAGGTATCCGTTAGGAAACTGTGTATTAACACTGGTAATAGCTACGTTGGCAAGACTCATGTTGTTGAGATTGGTGATGTTTCCACCCAACAAAACAGAAGTGTTGCCAATAGTTATACCAGTTGCAAAATTTGCATCTAACTGAGACAAAGGTAAAGAGCCTGTGGCGGTAGAAAAGGTATACGGTACTGACATTTAGAACCTCACTCTCAATTCGTGTTCAAACTCAAATGTGTTGACAACAAAAGCAGGGTCAGATGAAGTCATGGTCAGACCCAGATATTTGCCGTATTGTTGTGCGTCTGATTTGTACAAGTTGTACCCGCCAGCAGACAACCAAGGAATAATTGCGCCAAAAGAATTTGTCCAGGGTATAACAATATTGCTGTTGTTTACCCAATCCACTGCGCCATTGGTCAAAGTGTAGGATGGACTGCTACCGTATTCACTGTCAACAGTAACAGTAAACGTAGATGCGTTTGACAATGTTGCTTCAATACCAAACTTCAGTGCTTGTTTGGTACGAATGGGGTCTTTCATGGGAGAAAGAGATGTCTGAATCTTGCTGTTGATAGATGCAGTTGAACTGTTGTACATCTTGTACAGGTCAGCACCAGACACACCATACAGGTTAATCAAACCACCAACAGGGGCAGATGTGACGTAGGTGATTACGCCCTGGTAAGTGATAAACCATTTCTTCTCAAAGAAGATAGCTTGGACATACCGTGAACCTGTAGCAATAGTGAAACTGCTGTTCAGGTAGAAATTGAATGATGCACACAAAATGTTGTTGAGCAACACCTGACCGCCTGTGACGGGCAATGTGAAGTCAATATAGGGGAAGATACCGTCAAGCTGGTCAGAAATCTTGCTGGTGGTAGAGCCAACCAAGGCATACACACCATAGTTGTTCATAAACAACACTGAACGGAAGTAGGGGAACACAGCGTATTTCAGCTTACTACCGACAGAAGCAGACACGTTGGTGTTGGTGAACAGGGTTGAGCCTGTGCTGGTCACCCGAACGTCAGAGAACACGTTGATGCTGTCTTCACCGTAGATGTACAGGAAGTTGTTGGCAGACATCATGTACTGAATGTTGCCGTGCAAGGTTGAGTCTGAGAGCGTCAGAGAACCAGCAGAGACAGAAACAAAGTCTGTAGGGGTGACGCTGGACGAATACGTCACCGTGCGCCCTGTAGACACCCAGACACGACCAGAAAAAGTAGCCACGCTGGAAATGGAATCCAGATTGGGCACGCCTATAGCTGTAGCAGTCGTGTTACCTGTGGGGGTAGGAGGTGCAGCAATAGCAACGGTAGGCACACTGGTGTAGTTGTTGCCTACATTGGTCATAATGACTTGTGTAACCGCATTACCGTACACAATAGCTGTTGCAGCCGCATTTGCACCGCCGCCACTGGTGATAGTAACGGCTGGAGGTGAGGCAGGGTTGTAGCCAGACCCGCTGTTGGTCACCTGAATAGCAAGTGCGCCCTTGGTGAAAGTTAAAACCTGGGCAATAGCAGTTGCACCGCTACCACCACCGCCTGTTAGCGTCACAGTTGGGGCAGATGTGTACCCGCTACCACCGTTGGTAATAGCAATAGAAGACACAGTATTGGCTGTGATAGTGGCTGTAGCTGTTGCTTGGACACCATTTGACTGGTTGGGAGTTGAAATAGTGACTGCTGGCGCAGATGTGTAGCCAGAACCCCTGTTTGTTAAACCAATCTGGCCTACACCGCCAACAGCAAGCAAGTCAGTGCCATTCCAAGTAAACAAACCTTTGTCAGGGTCGCCTATGAATACTTCTTCGTTTTTCCACTGGGCTACAGAGACATTTGAAGATGAAAATGTGCCAGTAACAGCCACATTTCCCTTTGTAGCCGTATCTATTTTGAAATATTCACCCCGTCCGTTGGCTTCAAAAGCCAAAATGTAATCAGATAGACCAAGGTTACAACTGGTCAGAGTAGTGACTACATTGCCAAATGACACAGCAACATTGCCAGAATCTACAACAGCGGTTTGAGCAGAAACAATTTTTATGTTGCCAAAGCCCACAGGCATGGCGTTCTCAATCCAAGAGAACTCTTCCTCGTCAATGGCTGTTCTATTGGCCTTGGTGTTCAGGCCTTTGAAGTTCTTATAGACAGCATAAGATTTTTTTTGCTCTGCTGCTGCCATGATTAAATCGCACTATAAGGGTCAGGGATTCTGCGGGTGTAAACAGAGTTCAACACAGCCTGTACGTGCTTGATGTACTCTTGTTTGTATATTTCAGCCTCTCCATAACTCTGTTCTTTGTACTTGGCTTTGTAAGCCGCATAGAAAGCTACAGGCGTTGTGTAGGGGTCTTGAATGGGGTCAACAGCGTTAGGCGTGTTCAGGCTCAATGCTGTAGGCAATATAGTGCTGTCAATCTCAACAGCATAGGACTGGTCAGGCACAGGCCCGATGTAAATTTGTTGTTGTCCGTAGACTGAGAAACAAATTGGTCTGCCTACATAGTTTTGCCAGTAGCGCAGTTGTGCATTGAAGTTTGACCAGGGCAGGTAGCGCAGAGGAATTCGGCTGTTACCCCAGTAAATGTTGACATTTAAGATGTCCAGCGTTGTTCCGTTAGACAGTGTGGCAAACGGAATAATTTCGGCAGGGCCAGAGTATGTCAGTTGTGCTGTGCCGTCTGTGAACGCAGTAGACGGTGGGAATGTGTAGTTGGCAGCAGGGTAGGGAGGAGCAGTATCTCCCGTTGTTCCTGACTGGGTAACTTCGTAAATAAAGATGTTGGAGAAAACAAACTGACCAGCCGTGACAGCAGTATTAGCTGTCCAGATGCTTGCGGCTACACCAGTGTTAGAAATTGGGGTTGAAGTAATTTGCAGGGTACGTAAGCACCCAGTATCTCTCGCTACTCGCTCACGGGCATCGTTGATGTAGTCCGTTAGCTCCGAGGTTGACCAGAAGACAGAGTTTGCGTCATGCAAAAGTCGCTGTACTTCCGTGATGTAGGAAGAGAGAGTTGCCATGTTACCTTCATGTTAAGCAACCCTCTGATTGACCTTTCCCCCCACGGATTTTTCAATCCGTAAGGGTACTACGCCAACCGCCGAGGGTAACGAGCGGTTCTGTTCTGAAGTTGCTTCGGTAATGACTACACGCTTGAACTTCTCTATTGCTTCTTCAAGTTCGCTATGCAGACGTATCAAGCCAAGTTGCACAAGATACTTTTCTTTGTCATTGTCTTCGTAACCAAGAACATGCCTTGCAGCAGTTTTTGAAATTGTTACGGTCTTTCCCATTGGGAATTCAATTCCAACAAAGTTGTACTCAAAGTACAAATCTTTGTCTAAGTTGTTGGTTACAAAGACATTTTCACTCATAGCGTTACAACGTCACCGTACACAGTAATATCAACAGTGTTGTTTGCTGCCGCACCTGTGTTCACACACACATACAAAGAACCAGAATAGATGGTTGTGGCGGTGTTTGCCGTCAAAGCCAAATCTTGATACTTGGTGGTTGCTGTGATGTTAGAAAGCACAGTTGCGTTAGAAACTGCGTTTGCCAAGTTACCATCATTACTTGTAAAGATAGTGACGTTGGCAAGCGCAACACTTC